AATCCTGCCCTTCAACCACTTTATTTCCACCAATGAGCATAGCGTACTCATCCGTGTGGATGCCTGCGATACGGCTAGATAGGTTCGTGGCCTTGATATACCGTTCCATCTGGCTCCCAGTATCCAGAGCGATAATATCACCGGGTTCGGTCTGCTCGCCACGCGGCATGAGCTCCGCATAGTCGTTGTAGACCGCATCGTAGACACGCTGCGCGGAAATATCACCTGACACCGACAAAGACTTAAAGTGTGCATCACCTGCGGATGTCACATAATGTACCGTGCCGTTTGCAAAATACACCGTTCCGGTGAACGTGCCGCCCACATTGCGCATTGCGCCAAGGTTTTTGCAGGCATCAGCGGAGGTGCCAGAACCTGTACCACCGCGTTCAATCGGAAGGTTTCCTCTTGTAATCTGGCTTGCAGAATGTTCATGCGTAGACGGTGCAAAAGCATTCGCGTGTTTACCATCAACCGTATCGGCATCACAGCCTTCCATCAGCCCGTATGCAGCCAGCAGGGCCACAATCTGTTTCGCCGTAAAATCGCTCTTAGGCAACGCGCTGTTTGCCGTTCCCTTAACGGTAGACAGGTCGGAAATGGCCTGATTCAGCAGGGCACTCAAAATATATGTAACCATGTTGAACTGCTGGCTTGTCGGCTTTCCGTTCAAACCGCCGACAATAGAAGCCCAGCCGCCTTTCCAATCCTCCAACGAAATGTCTTGCTTCACGCCAGACACAGAAAACGCCGCAGTTGCATAATCTTCAAGCGCTCCTGCACGACCTTCTGCCATAATAAATCACCCCCAGTTAATTGATGGACTGTGCAAACATTCCCTCGCCGAAACCTGCAACTCGCGGATTGAGATCCACAAATCCAAAGGTTTCTGCGTCTTCCGTTGAGCAATCCACACGGACTTTGACTCCCGCCGGGCGCACGATGAGGTCATGCGTGCCCAAGATGGAAAGCACCATGTCGGAAAATGGTGCTGAAACGGACAGAAAAATCGTAGCGGGAACATCCCGGCGCTCGCTGTAGACAACCTGCGTTGCTCCAAAAATAATTTTGGTTGCTTCGATGATTTCATCCGGCGTGCACCGGCACGAGTTGACGAAAGCCTTATATTTCAGGCAGATGCGGTAAATATCGTCATCATCTGCCAGTTCACGGCTCCCGATTATTGCCCCCGCTTGCTGTCGAGTCAAGCACACAAGCTGGCCAAGTCTGTCCAGCCAGATTCCGGCACAGGCATCGAAATCGTTAAGTTTTTCCAGCGTTCCCAGAAAAAGTGATGCGTTTTCATACTCCGGTGCAACCGCCCAGATGATGCCATCAAGGTTTGACATCTTTTCTACTCTGAGAGGTGTTTCCTGCAATACTTCGTAGCCCATCAAACCACCTCTTTACTGGAAAATTGTAAGATCCACTTTCCGGCTGAGTTCTTGCGATAAATCGCAGGCGGGTCAATGATTCTGGCCACGCTCCCCATTTCGCAGTCTGCCGGAAGATTTTTCAGGTCATCGGCGGTATCGCAGATGTAATCGCCCAGTTTGCTTTCCTCATACGATTCCAGCTGGAACTGCATCGGCAGTTTGCCGTACATCTCCTTATACGCATCGATCATATTTTCACCACCCGGATTCCGTTCATGCTGATAACCGGCTGCTGATTGATTTTGACGGGCACGATGCCAGTAAGCATCGAACTATCTGCCGTTCCATCAATGTCCGGTTTTTCGCTCAGTAAGCCGCGGATTTCGACATAATCAACGCCGGACACGGCCTCCATGATGGGACGGATGAATTTTTGCAGACGAATCGTAGTTCCAGCGGATGGGGATTCTTCCATCAGGAGCGATTTTATTCTTGTCGCATAATCATCATCCAGCCCGCCGGAACTTGTAACGGAAACCGACAGAAGCAGGTAAACGTCATTCACCCGCGTAAATTCCAGATACTGACGATTTCCATTGACATCCGTAGCATAGGCGTAGTGGCTCCCATACGCTCGGATGCCGCCCGCCTTGTTTTTCCAGATGATGTTTGCCACATCTTCATCGCTACCGCTCTGCACCACAATTTCGATGCTGTGCGGTGGTCTGCCTGCTGCATCCACCGTGTCGTTGTAGTTCTCGTATCCGGCCGCAAAAGTAACGCCATCCACATCGCTATACAGAAGGGACACGATGCTTGCAACGGTGCCCGTACCGCGGCTCGCAACGCGGTTCGTATAGCTGGATATGGCCTCGGCATCAGTTTGCGTGAGCCGTCCTTTGATTGGCGGAATCTCGTTTGTGCAGGATGTCCAGCCATCGACCGTAGTGACAATTTGTGTGATAACGCCATCTGCAAGCACAAAACTTCCATATTCGGCGCTTTCAAACAAAATATTGCTTGTTACCTCGGTCACTGTAATGTACTTGCAAAGCGATGCCGAAAAGCTATCGGATGCACCTGCCGCCGTAAGAACGATAGAATGTTCTCCCTGCTCATCAGCTTCGTCCGAAACCGAAATCCCGAATTTTGCAAGCGCTTCAAAGCCCTGCATGGCCGCAAGCATCTGGGAGTACGCATCACTGTATGACGTGACCGTCATTTTCTTGGTGATGCCGGAACTTTCTGCATACGTTCCAACTTCTCCGCTGGTCGCATTGCGGGAAACGCCAAAATCGAACGTAAACTCTCCTGAAATGCTCTCAATTGGCCGAATAGAGAGACGCCGCCAGTTAGAACTGGAAATCGTAGATGCACTGGCCGCTTGGAATGTTCTCTGCGGACGGTTGCTCGACTGGATCAGTGCGCCAACAGGAATTACCGTTCCTTCCTGACCTGTGCAGGAGATGGAATACTTGGTCTTTGCTTGGCCGATACGGCTTACGCCGCCAACCTGCATTACGTTGTCCAAGGCTACCCCTCGTGCAGTGTTCGGGAAAAGCTGCTGGTATGCAGCAGCAAAGGCTTCCCAGAGCTCCGCAGGGGCATCGGCAAAAATCGTAAAGAGGACATTCATCACGCTTTGCGGATTTTCCGATGGGTCAACCCCGACTTCATCCTTGAACCTTTTGCAGATATCGCTATAGATTTCGTCCAGGCGGCGCATTTGAAAGCCTTTATCCGTCACTCCGTAATCCGGCATGGGACAGCTCCACCTCGCTTTCTATTTCTCCCTCTGTTGTGGATGCAGTAAAAGACGCACGCAGCGTCCGGCTCTTTGCGTCCTTTATCAGGCTGATGCTCCCGACCCCCGTTACACCGTCCACCGCCAAAATCTGGTCCCGTAGGGACTTTTCAATTAGCGCACGGTTCGGAGTTTTTACGAGAATCGTTTCAAAATAAGGCGTGCCCATGGCCGTATTGAACACCCATTCGCCTTTGATCCACCGCAGGCGGATTTGAACCCCCTGCTTGACTGCATCAATAATTTCAAAATCGCCTGCGTCGTTGATAAGTAAATCTCCATCAGTAGCAAGCGCAAGGTCTTTTAAAGCCATTACTGCGGGCCTCCTGTCTTTCCGTGTACGCCAACATGGGTATGCGTATTCATTACGATGCCGCCAAGTACCAGCGTACCAGAAATGTTCACGTTTCCTTGCACCTGAATGTTGCCTTTGATTTCCGTATTGCCGGTAATATCAAGCAACGGAGTGGTGATTTTGGTACTGCCATCCGTCACCTCGATTTCGGAACCGCCTCTTTGAACAAAGACAGAACCGTCTTTCAAGGTTATGGTTGTGTCCTGCTTTTTCAGTTCGATGCAGTCTTTCTTGACCGTGATGGTCGCAGTCGGTGCGAACATCACCGCTGCATCCTCGCTTCCGGCACGCTTCACCTGCTCCCCAGCAGAAGAAGAAAGGCCGGGGAGCAGTGTGGCGTTAGACAGATCCCACTTCAAGTCCGTTCCAGAGCCGCCCTCTCCAAAAATAGCCACACATCCATCCCCGGAATGCACAGGAAAGGCAAACCCGATTGTGCCGCCTGCTCCGGTAGGCATCAGGATAGCCGTGCCCGAAATTTTAGGGTAGGGTACTTCCCTATCATCATCGGTCGTTACTTTCAAATCCGGCGTTAGTTCAGCAGTGAAATTTTCGGACACGTTACCAACCTTAGCAGGTGCCGAGGTGTGGATATTATCCCTCATGTACTGGTCGATGATGCTCACGACTGCATCGCGGAAGTCCTGATCCACGCTATTTCACCTCCACAAATTGCCCAACGCATTGCCAATCGTCGCCCTCCGTATCGCCAATGAACCTGATTTTTGACGCCCGGTAGTTTCCCTTATCCTCTTGGGATTCTACTTTCACATAATCGTCAATCTGAATATGGCCATTCAGGCAATACGTAACCTCAATGCCTTTCTTGGCCTTTCTTTTGGTCGTATTGGAACTCGCGTTCTTACTCGTTGAAGATTTGCTGCTGGTCGATGCGGATTCAAAGAAAGGCTTCGGTGAACCGATCATGCCGGAATCGGCCGAAAGGACATAAGCCGCCATCGTTAGCGGTTCATCCAGTGCGCATATCTGAATAATACCATTCTGAACACTCCAGCGAAGTTTGCTTCTGTCGCACAGCCGCCCGATAAGCGTCTTTCCTGTGCCAACAAAAGCAAAATTCTTAAAGTCGATCATTTTGGCCTTGGGGGAAAGTTTGACTTCACATCCCATTTCCTGGGCAACATCCCTGACGATTTTTTCTCCGTTCACAACGCCCGAATAACTCAGGCTCACCGTTGTATCTCGTGCGGATGTAAAGCTGTCCACAAACTCAATTGTGGTCTGCCGGTCCGCTCCGTTTGTTTCCGTTTCAAAGCACGTCAAAGAACCGCCCATAATAACGGGCAGGTCATCACCATATCCAGCGCGCAGCTCAATCAGGCAATCTTCCTGCTCCAAAAGGCGCAAGGTTTCATCTGCCAGATTCCAAAGTGTGATTTTCCCCGTATTAGAACTTGAACTATCACCAATTTCACAGGAAAAGGAACATCGGATAGCCCTCTTCGTTTTTTCGTTGGGTTTTCCGATTTCACGACCGACAGAATTATTTTTCCCAATTCTTACTCGGTACTGTCTATCCCAGATATCCATCTGTCACGCTCCAAGCTGTCTTGCAGGAAGGTATAGCAGTTTCGCCTTTCCGTCCACAAAATCATTGCGGCCAATTGTTTCCTGCTCCGTTTCAACGCCAAGGACGCCCGGCGGGCCTCCTTGGGTTTGATAGTAGAAATTCCAAATTGTCCCCGGCACGAGCCTCGCCATGCCGAGGATAATATTCATTTCTGCATCGTAGATGCTAAGCATCCAAAAACCGCCGTATGCGTTCCATGTCAGCCGAAGATTGTAATATACTTCGTCAAGGTTCACGCGCATAATGGAATCGTTTCGGTCTGGTACAGAGATCTCATAGTATTCCAAATCCATCATCTATACCTCACTTAAACAATCCAATGGCTTTTGCCCCAGAACAAAGAATGCTGCTGCGGGAAGAAGATTTTCCGCTATCGGAAGATTTTGCTGTGGAGGTGCTCTTCTGGCTCGCGCCAGTATTCTTTTTAGACGTTCCCCCTCGAGCATACTTTATGCTGATATTGGCAGTTTCTGTCGAATTGATAGACACCTGCTTCAACTTCAGTTCAATACGCTCGCTGTTGCTTTCCTCTTTGGGGAACGTCACACTTTCGATGCAGACGTTCTCATAGCTATCGCCTCCGGCCGTAAAGGTCATTGGCATTCTTTTTTCCCACAGCTGACGCAGTTCTTCTACTGCGCTTTGCACCCGGCTCGATGATGCCGGGTGCCGGTCCGCCCATGTAATCGGCGCGTTAGAAATCACAGCTGTGACATCAAGCGTCACCGCTTCCAGACAGATGT